TAGCGCATGGGAAGTTTTGACACCTTCAACCGCCGGGTATCTTCTACAAACAGGCGGCCCGGCCGTAGATCCGTCATGGGCACCACCACCAGCCGGCGGAAGTCCGTATTATCTAGATCCGGTTCTCGACGTGCTTGATAATTATCTTGAGCCAGTCACGGCCACTTACTACAACGGCCCGGGTAATGACGGTATTGGCGCGACGTTAACTAATGCGGGCACTCTTGCTGTGTTTATGGCAGATGGTGACACACCCCCGGTCGGCTCATCAATTTTAGTCGTTAATATGTCTAACGGCGCATATAACGGGATATATGTTCTCAATGTGGCAGGCGATGGCGCGACAGCGTGGGTACTTGAACGCCGAGCAGACTTTAATCAAACCGCAAATATATTTGACGGGATTTCGATAGCGGTTTTCGGGGGTGATTCATATAATTATCTATACAGCGCTTGGGTTTTAAGCAGTGGCAACGAGCCCCCCGTTCCTTATAACGTAGGCACCGATCCGCTTTATTTTCATCGTACGTCTACTCATTCTGTTAATGGCTTTGTTGCTGGCGATACTTCTACTCTTAACTATACGAACTATGGCGGAGGTGGCATCGCGGCTCCCCCAGGTACTACGCTAACCCTTTATTGTAGCTCAGGAGGAACGATAGCCTTATTCACAGATACGATCCAGTTAGAGACAAATAATATCGTAGTCGGAGCAGCGGGGCCGGCGGTAATTTCATATGCAGGCGCAGCAACAAATAATATAACATTTGGCCCGGGCTCTCAAATTTACAATATTGGTGGCGTGGCGCAGATTTCCTTATCAACGTCTGGCGTACAAATCGGTTCGGGTTCAACGGTTACTACTATCTCAACCGATGGAACTTTTGCGGGCGCAGTAGATACTACACTTTCGACATCGTTAGCAATCAAAACTTACGTGGATTCTCAAATCGGGGGAAGCGGTGCGGTTAATCCGGGACTGATTAATGAGCTTGCATATTATGCGGCGGCGGGCGATGCGGTCAGTGGATTGGCTACGACGATTAACGGCATTCTAGTCACAGATGGCAGCGGTGTTCCATCAATAAGCACCACACTACCGGCATCCATATCCGCCACAGATATGATTTTAACTACGCCTGATTTGGGCACCCCTTCAGCATTAGATGCAACAAACGCCATAGGTACGGCAGCAGGGCTCACAGCGGGAACAGTAACAACTAACGCCGACCTAACGGGTGATGTTACAAGCGCGGGAAATGCAACGACATTGACAAACTCGGCAGTGACAGGGCAAGCGCTTACGGGATATAGCATTTCATCCGGTACCGTACTAGCTACTGACAGCATCCTACAAGCCATTGAGAAAATCGCGGGTAATACTGGCGGGGGTGGTACTGTTCTTAGTGTTCAGATTTTCACGTCTGGCGCTGGCACTTATACTCCAACATCAGGCGCAAACTGGATTTGGGTTAGGGCTGTCGGGGGCGGTGGTGGTGGTGGTGGCTGTACTTCAGGTACAGCATCAGGAGGAATGGGGCAATCTGGGGGCTCTGGAGCTTATGGCGAATATTGGGGAGCAGCAGCTACATTAAGCTATGCTGTGGGAGCGGCTGGAAGCGCAGGAACAGCAGGAAACACTGGTGGGACGGGAGGCGCAACGACTTTCGGAACTGCTGGGGCTCAGCTAAATTTGGGTGGGGGAGTTGGTGGAACGGCTACAAATTCATCGTCGACATTTACAGGATTTAGTGTAGTTGGGGCAGCGGGAGGCGCTGCAACCACCGCTGATTTAGGTATAGCCGGAGCCCCAGGGCGCTCAGGAGTAATGTTCCAAGCTTCAGTCGCTTTTTCAGGTGCGGGCGGTGACTGTGCATTTGGTTCAGGTGGCTCATCTTCTACGGTCTTTGGGAATTCAGCCGCCAGCGTTGCTGGAACTGATGGCTCGGGATATGGTTCGGGGGGTTCCGGTGGCATATGCGTCAGTACGGCTGGGAGTGCAGCAGGCGGAGCAGGTACTTCAGGCGTCATTATCATTACTGAATACGCTTAACATGTCCTAAACGCGATTGTTCAGTTTTTGCACAGCGTGTATAACCTGTTAAGATACTGTGCAAAACAAAGTAATCCACAGAGTTATCCCCAGATTTTGGGGGTGATTTTGTGGGTTGACATCGTCCGCGCGGTGACGTATATTCAAGACCTCAATACCATTAAGGAATTATCATGGCAACACCAACCGGACAATTTATTGGCACCGTAGAAGAAATGGGCGCAGCTCTTAAAACTCTATGGTCTAAACTTCAAGCACATCAGCAAAGTGTCCACGAACTGTTAAACGCTAATCTAGAATTGCGCGCAGCTTTACACATGGCACAAGGTACCGCGGCGGCCCCTGCAGTAATTGCCCCCGTGGAAGCACCGGCAACAGATGAAACTGCGCTAACTTCTACCGTAGAAGCTGCAAGCGATGCCAATTCCGTTCCCGCATGATTTTAGAAATCCTGATTACTCTGCGGTGTTTGCTCACCGCATGGGTAAATTACAGGAAATCAGAAAAAACCCGGAAATACTGAAAGCATTAAAGCTTTTTTATCGTGATAACCCCGCTCAATTTATTATTGATTGGGGTGTCACGTTTGATCCGCGTCAAGTTGAGAAAGGGCAGCCTAGCCTTTTACCTTTTCTACTTTTCCCCGTTCAAGAAGCGTGGGTCCATTGGGTCGTTGAGCGATGGAAAAATCAAGAACCGGGACTTACAGACAAATCACGCGAAATGGGGCTAAGCTGGCTTACTGTTTCGGTCGCTTGTACTTTGTGTCTATTCCATGAAGGCATGGTCATCGGTTTTGGTTCCCGCAAAGAAGAATACGTCGATAAACGCGGCGACCCTAAATCGTTATTATTTAAAGCCCGTCAATTTTTATCGTATTTGCCTAAAGAATTCCGTGGAACATTTGACGAAAATAAACATGCGCCGTATATGCGCATTCAATTCCCTGATTCTAGTAGCGTTATCACCGGCGAAAGCGGCGACGGAATCGGTCGAGGGGCTCGAACCTCGCTATATTTCGTTGACGAAGCCGCCTATATTCCACGGCCCGAACTTATAGACGCGTCACTATCCGCGACAACCAACTGCAGGATGGACGTGTCAACCCCTTTCGGTATGAATAACACCTTTGCGCGTAAACGCTTTGGGGGGAAAGTATCGGTTCAATCTTTACACTGGACGAGTGATCCGAGAAAAGACCAAGCATGGTACGATAAAAAATGTTATGAGATTGACGACCCCGTTATCATCGCGCAAGAATTAGACCTCGATTATTCCGCATCTGTGGAGGGTATTATGATCCCCGCTCAATGGGTGCGCGCGGCGATTGATTCACACATAAAATTGGGGATTAGACCTACAGGCGCGAGAGTTGCGGGGGTTGACATCGCTGACGAAGGGGCCGACAAAAACGCTTTTTGCGGACGTCATGGAATTTTACTTGAACATTTAGAACAGTGGAGCGGAAAAGGTGGCGATATTTACGAGACTGTGGAACGCGTTTTTAAGCTTTCGGATGTTCATAATTTTAATCTCGTTTTGTTTGACGCTGACGGCCTCGGTGCTGGTGTACGCGGGGATGCTAGAGTTATTAACTCGAAGCGTCTCAAGCCTATCAAATTTGACCCATATCGAGGAAGCGGGGCCGTAGTGGATCCCCTAGGCGACCCATTTAAGAATAGTCAAGAGTTGAAAATGGGCGATAAGGGACGAACCAACGAGGACTTTTTCGCTAATTATAAAGCTCAAGCGTGGTGGTCCCTTCGCCGTCGTTTTCAACTTACGCATCGCGCGATCGTCGAAAACTTGCCCGTTAACCCGGACGACATTATCAGCCTTAGCGGTTCTTTACCGGAACTAAACCGATTAATATTAGAACTTTCGCAGCCCACGTATAGCCAAAACGGAGTAGGCAAACTCCTCGTTGACAAAGTCCCTGACGGCGGCCGTTCGCCGAATCTCGCCGACGCAGTATGTATCGCTTTTTCTCCCAAGAAGAAAATATCTAAGGGAGCGTTTTGCGGTTAAAATTGTCCCCCATTATCTTTGTCAAATTCTGAAGATTCGTTGTCTTCAACGGTGCAAATGGGGTGAATAGTATTTAATTTGTTTTTGAAATCCGAATAGTCTGTGCTTAATTTCATTACAGAAACGATCGAGGCTAAATGTTCTTTTAGTTTTATATATCCCGTATTTGATGTTAAACGTTGAAAATATCTATGTTTTAATCTTCCTTTTTCATCGCGCAAAGATACTTTTTTTAATTCTTCAAGCACACCAGGAGCTAACCTAGAGTAGATAATATTATTCGTAATGTGACCAAAATACCTAGGCCGTTTTACGCTATTTTCGTTATATTCGAGGCCCCTCAACCTGAACAACTCTTTGTAGTAAGCCAAAGGGATCGTAGATACCCACGGCTGAAGCGCAGACGCTATGTAACCTTGCAGTATCTTACTTAAAGCGTCTTTTATTCGGTCTTGTTGGTACCCGGTCGCTTCGTCAACGAGCGCAATAATCCCCACAGTGGAAAATGCAACGATAAGAGTATGCGAAGCTTCAACCATGTCTTTTTGTTTCTTTGTAATCACACCGGCGGAGTCCGCTTGTAAATAGGTCAAACATATTTGAGGTAGTATTTCCGCTTTATAGCCTCTTGATATTTTTCCTTTCAAATCTCGATATTCGATAGGTTTGATCAAGTCATTAAGTAAGGGAGAAATAAAGGGGCGAATATTAAGAGCGTCCATGAAAGGCGGCATAATTACCCCCTGTTCAACTCGTCTATAACCGCGCTGAGTTCTTCCGAAAGTTTCAAAGACATTTTTAATACTTAAGATTCGCTCCCCTTCTTCAGTGACTACACAATCAATCTTTTTGTCGCCAATATGTAAAATGCCTTGATGAGAAGCTTGCGGAATATTTGGATCCCAATTTTTTGCTACTGCGGCTTTGGCAATTTCCGATCTTCTTTCTTTTGATAATTTCTCAGCGCGAGCGATTCCGCCAGCCGATTTTGATAAGTCTTTCATTTGATCAGCCTATAAAAGGGTTTGTGGTCTTGCATTATCCATACTTTTCACACTTAATGCAAGAATACCCGACTAGTTTTTAACAAAAAGTACTTAAAAAAGGTCAAGTATGATCAGAACGCTTTTTTGAGCCTGGTTTGCTATACTGATGTATCAAAAGGAGCACCTTAACGATGTGGAATATATTCAAAAAAGCAACACCCCCGCCGACCGTGGAACCCACTAAACTCAAAAAACAGGGATTCATGACGACCGATTCACATTTTGAAGGTGTTGTCGAAACGATAAAAGCTAACATTGAAGCGATGCTTGACGAGAAATTTCGAGAGGGGTTAGCTCCTTTTCATGGCGCCCAAGCTGCGGGGACTATGGATAATGCGCCTAGTATCAAAGCGTATAACCAGGGAGGCAGTGCTATCCCCGTGGAGCAAATTGACTGGTTTGCTTCTCAAACTTTTATTGGTTATCAGTTGATGGCTATGATTTCCCAGCATTGGCTAATTAAAAAATGTTGTTTAATGCCGGCAAAAGACGCGGTGCGTAATGGCTATGAGATAACAGTTAATGACGGCGTGGACATTGACCCAAAAATATTAGACGCGATGCGTAAACTTGACGAGGAATACCGGTTAAAGTACAACCTTATCCAGCTAGTGGACCAAGGCCGGATATTTGGTATTCGAATCGCTATGTTTATTGTGGACTCTGACGACAAAGATTATTATTTTAAGCCTTTTAATCCCGACGGGGTTACCCCAGGTAGTTATAAAGGTATATCACAAATAGACCCCTACTGGATTACGCCACAACTCGACACCGAAGCTGCAGGCGCACCGGCATCAATCCATTTCTATGAGCCCACGTGGTGGAACATTGCGGGGCGTTTAGTCCACCGCACGCACTTAGTGGTTTTCCGTACTGAAGAAGTGCCTGACATCCTAAAACCCGTTTATATTTATGGCGGGGTTTCAATCCCTCAAAAGATTTACGAGCGCGTTTACGCGGCAGAAAGAACCGCGAACGAGGCCCCCTTGCTCGCTCTTACGAAACGTACCGACGTCATTAAGACCGATCTATCCCAAGCCACAGCCTCGGGCCCTAAATTTTTCGCCCGGGTATCTGAATGGGTATTTAATCGTAATAATTACGGGATCAAAGTCATCGGCGAAGAGGAAGAAATGCAGCAATTCGATACTAGTCTTGCGGATTTAGACGCGGTTATCATGACTCAATATCAATTAGTCTCTGCAGCTTCAGGGGTACCGGCTGATAAGCTTATCGGCACCACGCCAAAAGGTTTTAATGCGACGGGGGCTTATGAAGAATCGAGCTATCATGAAGAACTGGAATCGATCCAAGCGCATGACCTCACACCCCTGATTGAACGCCATCACTTGCTTTTAATCCGATCAGAAATTTGCCCTGCGTTTGGGATTAAACCGTTTAGTACCTCTGTGGTATGGAAACCACTAGACGCCATGACAGCTAAAGAACTAGCGGAACTTAATAAGTTGAAAGCCGATACGGGTAACGTACTATCGCAATCGGGGGCAATTGATGGATCTGACGAACGAGAAAGGTTAATTTTAGATCCGGAAAGCGGATATAATGGGATGATTGTGGAAGAAGTACCAAGCGATCCCGAAGTGAACGAGAACGACTGGGACGCCGCGCAGATGGGAGGAGAACCCGTTGGCTAGGCATCGAAAAGTAAAAGTCAGGGGAAAGAAACTTAATTATAACGCGGGCATTGAGGCGTGGTATAAGAAGCGGCTAGCCGGGTTAGTAACTCAAATGACGACGGAAGTACAAAAAGAAGTAAAAAGGCTATTTGAGCGCTTGCCCGTGAAACCGTTTGCGACTGACGAAAGTATCGGATCACAAGCCCGAATCTTAATGAACGAATTAACGAAAAAGTTCGAAAATTTGTTCGCGCTTGAGTCTCTCACGCTTGCCGATTTTATGCTCGAAAGGATGCTAAAAGCGAGCGAAACTAATCTAAAATCGAGTCTAAGGGAACTTTCAGGGGGCTTAAGTATCAAAACAAGCATTGTTCCCGCTGAATTGCGCGACGTGGTAAAGGCCTCGATCGCTGAAAACGTATCGCTAATTAAGTCCATACCCGCTCAGTATTTTACGAATGTGACGGGTGATGTGATGCGCTCGATAACATCCGGCGCGGGTATGTTTGACTTGCTTCCACAGATTAAGAAATATGGAATGCACACGCATAGACGGGCGGAGTTGCTAGCATTAGACCAGACTCGCAAGGCCTACACGTCTGTTAATGTAGCGAGACTAAACGCCCTGGGTACGACTCGATTTGAGTGGGTACACAGTGCGGGCGGTCAAACGCCCCGCGAGTCCCACGTTAAGATAAGCGGCCAAGTTTTCACTTTTGCGAACTTAGAAGCCGAGCAAGCGGCCTTAGACGTTCCTAAGCAAGATAGAGGACTTCCCGGGTACCCGATCGGGTGCCGGTGTTCCATGGCCCCTATTAGTCAATACGAGGTCGATTAAATGTTACCCCTATATATAGCTTTTATGTTCGTACAATTCGAAGCGACAGGGCCCTGGTGGCTCGCTTTCTTCGTAGTCCTACCATTCACCCTATTTAAAATCAAATACAACGCACGGCAATACAAAAGATTTTGACGCTAATACCAAAACGGTGCTATCCTCATAGTATCCTATTGGAGTATGTCGCGTGCCGCTATTGTCTGGTTCATCACAAAAAACCATCGGTCATAACATCGCTGAGATGATTAAGGCCGGACATCCCGCTAAACAAGCGGAAGCCGCGGCCTATCATAAAGCCGGACGTGATGAAGACCTAGGCGACTTTTCCACAAATGACACCAATACGGGATTAGTACCAGAACGGTCAGCGAAAGAATACGACGATAACGGATGGCCTGAGATTAAGGGTAACCCCATTAGTAAAGTGGGCGTTTTTCCCTATTCAGGCGCACAAATCGGATATGAAGATTTAGACCCGAATGCCATCTATATGGTATATCGCCCCGCTGAAGAACTCGCCAAAGAAGATACGATCAACTCTTTTAAACTCGTTCCCTTTACTGACGAGCACGCAATGCTTGGAGCGGCCGAAAACGGCTTGACGCCGGCAGAAGAAAAAGGCGTAGATGGGGTAATCGGGCAAGAAATTTATTTTGATTACGCTACCGGCCACCTGCGCGGAAACCTTAAAATATTTTCTGAGAGATCTAATAAACTTATCGAAAGCGGGAAAGTCGAATTATCAATCGGCTATCGCTGCACATATGAGAGAAAAAGCGGCGTATTTGAAGGCCAGCATTACGATTTTATTCAGCGTGGAATTAGTGGCAATCATCTAGCCCTTGTGGATGAAGGACGATCAGGCCCGGACGTTGCAGTACTTGATACACTTAAATTTACATTTGACAGCAAGGATCTAATTATGACCGATACGACAAAGCCCGAAGGAAAACCCGAAGACTTGGAAAAGCCCGAAGGAAAAGATGAAAAAGAAAAAGAGGAAATGTCGGAAGACGCACAAGATACTATGCGGTCAATCGCCGACTCTATGCGTTCAATCGCCGACAGATTCGATAAAATGATGATGAAAGACGAAAATAAAGACTGGAACAAAGAAGACGGCGAAGACGAAGAACCCAAAGACTTTGTCAAAAAAGCCGATATTACCGACGAATCAGAAATGAAAGAAGCGGAGAAAAAAGAAGGCAAGAAAGACAAGAAAGTCGACGAAGAAATCGAAAGCGAAGACGAAGACGAAAAGAGAAAAGAAGGAAAGGGTATGGATACTAAATCCGTAATGCGTGAAATTTCACAACGCGATGCGCTAGCAGAAAAGCTATCAAAACACATCGGCACCTTTGACCACAAAGAAAAAACATTAAGCGAAGTGGCGCTATATGGCGTTAAAAAGCTAGGTTTGACTTGTAAACGCGGTCATGAAGAATCTATTTTAAGCGGTTTTTTATCCGCCGCTAAATTAAATCCCGCTGTGGTAATGGCACAAGATGCCGCCCCGCGATCAAGTCAAATCGACGAATACCTTAAGGGAGTTAAATAATCATGGGATTCCAATCAACTGTCTCAATTCCTCAAGGTTTTGGCGTTCCTGGGGAAATTTTCCAAACCGCTCCACAGCTCGTACTTTCTTATACTTTAGTAAGTGGCGCACAGCCTAACATTGTCGGCGCGACGGCCTACACAATTACAAGTCAAGGCGTGGCGCAAGCCGGATCAGGCGGTACATACGGATTTGCAGGTATTCTATGCTCGCCAAAAGAATACGCGCTTTACGGTACCTCAATCGGCGGCCCTCTCGCAGCCACACTCACTCTACCAAACCAAACACAGGCCCAATTGTTGACTGAAGGCATGATGATAGTAACCTTGCCCGCCGCCGCCGCAATTGGCGACTATGTGCTGTATAACGACACTACCGGCGCATTAGCTACAATGGCCCCGGGTCCTACTTGTACAACGGGTTATAGTTTCGCTAACGCAATCGTTAGCCAATTTACTCAGGGCGTGGCCGGTTCGGCTCTTGCTGTGATTCAGGTTAACCCTGTAATCAACCCAATACCTACAAACGCATAAGGATATAAAAATCATGGCATCACCGACTAAGATTCTTACTAGTTTAGGCGCGAAAAATGTTCGTCGCTTAGAAAACTTTGACGTGGCCGGATATCAAGACCTTCGCAGGCTTGGTATCGGCATGGACACGGCTACCGTTCGCGAGTTGATGAAAAGCTCATATGCGATGGACAGTTTGCAGCCCACCGTCACGACCGCGTCAGTTAGTACGCCCATTCAGTTTTTACAAAACTGGTTACCCGGCTTCGTCTATGTAATCACAGCGGCTCGTAAAATCGATGACTTAACTGGGATTATGATCACCGGTTCGTGGGAAGACGAGCAAGTCGTACAAGGCGTTTTAGAAAGGACCGGCACGGCTATCCCCTACGGCGATCAGACTGTCGTACCTTTGAGCTCATGGAATACCAACTTCAACACCCGGACCGTTATACGTTTCGAGGAAGGTATGCGCGTTGGTAACCTAGAAGCCGCACGCGCCGCGCGTATGCTTGTAAACGACTCAGGAATGAAACGCGAGTCTTGCGCTTTGTCTCTTGAAATCCAACGTAACACGATCGGCTTCT